AGGCATTAATTTATTATCTATAATTTGATTAGCTAAATCAACTTTTTCTTTCATTAATGTTACTCTTTCTTGATCATAAATTACAGAAGGATTAGTTAAAGAAAGTTCAAAATTTACTAAAGCATCATCTTTATAACCTTGTGCATATAAATGAACTAATGCAATTTTAGTAAGTTCTGAAATTATGATTCTTTGTATACGTTCAATTGTACGAGCAAATCTAATATCTTCAGCTGCTAATGTAGCTTTACCAGTTAAATCTTTTTCATAACCCATAAATGCTTTAGGTACTTTAAGGGCAGCAAATAGTTTATCTCTTAAATATTCTACATCTTGGATCCCATCATATTGCAATCCACCTAAGTTATCTATTTTAGTTGCCTGGTCATTACCTCTTACAGGGATATAATAATCCTCTAGTAAGTTTTGCATATTATACTTTAAGTTATAATCTCCTGTTTCTTGATCAATGTAAGGAGTACGTTTCATTTTTGATATTGTTTTCTGCATAAAGTTTTCTACTTCAGCAGGTGCAATATTACCAACATTTATATAATAAATACGTTTTTCGGGGGCACGAACAATCCTATGTATCAACATAGCATCCTCCATCATTGTATATTGTTTAAATAGTTTACGTCCTGGTTCTAGATATGATCTACCATAAGGTAAAAAATTAGTATCTGAAAGTAATCTAAAATGAGCAACTTCATAATTATCAAAATAGATAGCTTTATCATTATCATTTATATAACTAGAATTTGGAACTGAGTATTGGCCATAAGACTGATTAATACCATCAGGGTCAAATCTAAATCTTACATCAGCAGGTCTATCAGGATCAAAACCATCTTGTCTTTCTATATGGAATGCATTATAAGGTATTACATTATAAACTCCAAATTTTTCAGAAATTTCTAATTTTAAAAAGAAATCTCCATATTTACACATATTTCTAATCCAAGGCCATAAATTAAATTCTATATTTAATACATCATAAAATAAATTATATAATATTTTTTGAACATCCTCATCAGAACTTTTAATTTGAAGTACTTCTCCCATATCATTTTTTAAAGTACATTCATCCGAAATAATATCTAAAGCAGAAGCTATAATAGCATCTGTATCCATTGCATCATATTCAGAATATAACTGGGGTCTTAACATTAAGTAGTTATAACTACTCTG